GTTCCACTTAGCTTACAACTACTTTGTTTCTAGCCCTTGGCGCGCGCACTTATTGGCGCACCTTGGCCAGGTCAAAGATGCGGTGGCACGGGATTGGCAGCCCGAAGCAGTTTTGGTCGAGAAGCCATACTCGGCCTTGCTGCAAGGGGAGTGGAGCAAGCATACACCGGTCGTAAGAGTTGTCGGGTACGATGCGGTTGCTCCTCTCAAAACCCTCGCTGAGGGGGCACAGATTCGCCCGCCTGTTGAGCCAAAGATCAACCGCGGGCAGGTGAAGGACCACGCTTATGGTCTTTATGTGCCCTTTCGCGTCCCTGTTGTATCAGCCTCAACGACTAGTAATGAGTTGCTGTCGTTGCAGAACAGGGTATGCACCGCTGTGCCGCTTCCTGAGCTGGGTGCTTGGGATCAGCTAGCGGATGAGCAACGACGGTGGCGCGGCGAATCTTGGATGTATCGCCGCCCATCAGACCTACGGAGCCCCATTGGCGAGGGGGACTTCGAGGCCTGGGTGACCCGCTTTCCAGCCTCACAGCGCCTTGTGCTGCGCAGAGCGCTTGAGGCCGCCGACTGGACTCGGCGTGGTATCCGCCGTGCCAGCCGGCGGAAAATGTTCATTAAAGCGGAACACCTTGACAAGAGCCGGGCTGAGAGCGTTGTCGATTACGCTCCCCGAGCCATCCAAGCCACGAGCGATGAAGCGAACGCCACATTGGGTTCTCCCATGTGGGCGTGGTGCAAACGGTTGCGCGATGTGTGGAATTCGGAGAGTCCTATATTCTACACTGCCGGCGCTAGCTGTGAACGCATTGGCTCTTGGCTGGAAACCGCCGTTTGGCGGTGCGTGTCCGCAGGGCACGAGCCCGGTTTCTTGGAGGATGATGGAACACTCTGGGATGCCCACGTGTCTGAGGAGGCTATGCGTTGCGAGCAGCGGGAGTACGCTGCCTCACGCATGTCGAAGCCTGCGCTGCGTGTTATACGGGCGGGAAACCGCACCGTTGGCCGTACGGCTTCTGGCGTTGCCTATCAGTGCCGTGGAGGGAGGAAG